CCGCCGTCCGAAGCAATAATCCGGCTTCGGGAAGACGGGGTCAGGCCGAACTGCTCTGCGAACTTGTTCATGATCTTCAGATAGGTCTGTGCGATGGACACCTGCGGCACTTGCTGCCAGTAGCCGGACGGGGTCTTGACAATGGTGCCGTGCTGGGTGATAAATTCCTCAGCCTCTTTCCATCGGGCATACGCCTGACAGTAACCAGCGAAAGCAGCCATATCCACTTCGGTCAGGATGCCGATGGCTTCCATCTGTTTGGCAAGTCTACGCCACTCTTTCTTTGCTTCCGGCTCCAGCCACTTCGGACAGGCCGGTGCTTTCTTATTGGGCTTCGGTTCGCTGGTGTTCAGCGGATGCTTGCCCGGATTACCTTCCAGTTCCTTCATGGCGGTCGGCTTTGGTTTTCTGCCTCTGGTAGCCATTGGCATCTCCTCCTTTCTGCAAAAATGGGTAAAGAAAAAGGACCTCCAAAGAAGTCCTCGAAATATCATTTTCCTAAACAGGAAACTTTTCTGTATAACTAACAAATAGTTTCCCATTTCGGCAACTTTATATAAAACACATCGGATACGAGGCACAGCCCCTTTTCAGGGCGTGTACCTTTTGGGTGCTGTTAGGCGTTGGGGTTGGCTTCCTTCCAAGCCTCGTATTCATCGACCAGCTCCGCTTCCTCGATGACCTGCCAGACGCTGCAGAAGCGGCTTCTCTGCTGCTCGATTTCCTCTGCCGTCCAGTCTTCCGGCTTGCGGCTCATATCGTGGTAGGCATCCATCTCCGCTTTCGTCCGGAAGAAAAGGATCTGCTTCAGCTTCAGCGTCTCCTCATTGTTCCGCAGGCTGTACCGCCTGTCCTCTGCCGCCCTGCAAAGGCTTCCGAGGTCGTTGCAGCTGAGGGTCATGTCCTGCTTGAAGGCGATCTCGATGCCGATCAGCTTCTTCTCGGTGTCGGCTTCCTGAATGTTCTTAAGGTAGGTTTTTGCTTTGTTCGTCATGGTCTGTATCCTCCGTGTGTTTTGTTTTCCGTAGGGCTTTTCTCTTCGTTGTGACTGTATATTACCGTCTATCCGACACACATGCAAGCGGCTATGCTGCACGATCATCTGCGCATGATTTTGTCGGATTTATGTGTATTTCCACACTGGGGAAATCTCACCACTACGAGCAAAAGCTCCCGAAGGAGCTCTTCTCTTTTTTCAGTGTGCGTTCCTGATGCACCACTCGATCGCGTGACCGGCATCCGTGTAGGTCTCATCGGAAATCTTCAGAAGCTCCAGTCGGCACTCAATCGGTGACCAGCCTTCCTCTGGGTCTTCCACAAATCCGTATACCGCTCCCTCCAGCATGCCGTTCCAGTTCATCTGGGCTACCAGAACCCGGTCACCGAACTGCATGATGCTGTCGTAGCAAGGTCTGAGCCGGCCGTAGAAACTCTCGATGCTGATGTTGTTTTCCGGGAAGTCGATCAAATGCTTTTTCATGGTAAATTCCTCCGTGTTTTCGTTTTTCCCTTGGGGCTTTCCCCTTTCGGTATGTGCATATTACCGTCAGGTGCAAAGGATAGCAAGCGGCTAAACTACACAATCTTCTGCCCGGAATACCAAGCAGAATGTACATCACTCTTCGTCCTGCTCCATGAGTTCCACAATGGTATCGTAGAAGAACTGCGGGTCATATGCCAGCGGTTCCCGTCCGGCTTCCTTATCCATCCTGATCTGGTCTTCCACCATATCCTCGGCATCCTCCAACGTGAAGGCATCCTTATCGCTGTCATCCATGTGGTTGTAGATTTCCACGATGGTATCCATCATCCGTTCTTCCATGTGCTTCTCCTTCCCGGCGCATCCACGCCGCCACATCTGCCCCTGTCTGGGGCGTTGTCGGTTCACTCGAATTGTTTTGCCACCCGTGGCACAAGCCCCTGTGTAGGGCTGTGTCGGGGGCTGTCGGTTTATCTGGTCATCCGTCCCAGCAGGTAGGCTTCTTCCATTGCTTTCTGGATGCCCCAGACCGGAACCTCAATGAAGTCCTCGCTGTCATTATCGCGGGCTTCGAGGTCGCCCCGGCTGTCTACCGCTGCCATCAGGCGCTTGGCGATCTCCAGCAGGGCTTTTTCCTCTTCCTTGGTGATGTTCTTCTTCATGGTGGTTTCCTCCGTTTTTCTTGGTTTTCCGTTTCGGTATGTGCATATTACCGTCTATGCCACACACTATCAAGCGGCTATGCTACACAAAGATAGCCACCCGGAACTGTGCGTATTACGGCAGAAGAAAAGGGGCCGCCGTTTCCGGCAAGCCCCGTGTGTTTCTCTGGCTTAGTAGTCTTCTTCCTCGTCGTAGTCCTCTTCGTCCCAGCTATCATCCTGGTCTTCTTCCTCATCTTTGAAGTCCCACATATCTTCAGTCGGCTGGGTTCTAAGGTCTGGATTCTGCTCGACATAATCGGCAACCGCTCCGCAAAGGATGTCCATGACCTTTTCGTAGGCATCCTCGCTGAAGATCTCCCAAAGCCCTGCGGTCAGGCTGCTGACCTCTGCGTTACCCTTTGCGATCAGGAATCGGGCTGCCGGGTTGCAGGTTTCCTTGCCGTAGGCAATGTTCACCATGTCACCATCGTTGTAAAAGCGGTAGGCGATGCGGCTCATTGCCCTTACCAGCTCCCCTGCGAGACTGTCCGCCTTGCCCGTCTCCGGTACCAGTTCCTTGAAAAGTTTATTGATGCGGTTTTCGTTCTTCGTCATTGTCGTATCCTCCATTTTTGTTGTTTCCCTTGGGGCTATTCCCCTTTCGGTGACTGTATATTACCGTCACCCTGGAACACTATCAAGCGGCTAAACTACACGAGCATCAAGCCCTTTAATTGTCATATTTATGTGCTTTTTACGCCATCTTTCGGAAGACCAACACGAGCAAAAGGCTGGTCATTTCCAGCCCCTTGCGCCTGTCGGTCTTGCCTTTAGCGGATGATTTCGAGGTAGCTTATGTTACCCCAGCAGTCCGTTCCCTTGAAGCGGATGTGCTTGTCGTTTTCCCTGTCGAGGGTGAATTTCCGCAAGAGCTTCATCTTTTGGATGCGGTTCAGAAGGTCCTTGCCGTTCTTCGCATCCTCAACGGCATCCCTGATCTCGACCGCTGCGCTGTCGCTTCCGTACCAGAGGTTGCTGAATGCCTCCGGAATTCCGTTTGCAAGGTAAAGGTTGATTTTTGTGTAGGTCATTGTATTTTCCTCCTCTCAGAATGTCATCGTTTCCAGAATCTCATCCATGCCTGTCTCCCAGTCGTGGCGGCCAAGTTTGATTTTGCTGTACATCTCTGCGCTGTCCGGCTCATCGAAAAGCCGAAAGCATTCTCTTGCCAGCTCCTCGCTGGTGTGCTGCTGGATTTCATCCGGCTGTCCATCCAGCCGTGTAAATGTGATCTCGTAAGTGTAGCGTTCCATGTTCTTTGCCCCTTTCGTTTTGGTAGCTGTATATTACCGTCACTGCCGGATACTATCAAGCGGCTAAAGTACACAATCATCTGCACCCTGATCTAGTGGATTTATGTGTTTATCTGGGGAGGTTTCCCTCCCCGTTTTCTTAGCTGAACATCTCTGCCGTGTCATCATCGATCCAAAGGTGCATGCCGTCTGCTTCCATGATCGCGTGGTCTTCATGAACCTCGGTGATAATCCCTTCCCGGCTTCCGCTTCCGTCGAATTCGTCCCAGTGCCATGTTGTCTTTCTTCCCTTTTTCCATGTTCTCCAATCAGCCATTCTGCTGTCCTCCTTTGCTTTTTGTAGCTGTATATTACCGTCACCGCCCTGTGATAGCAAGGCCATAAAACGTCATATTATCAACGATCTTCCCCCTTCATGTTTGGTACATATATGACCCCTGATTGACTTGCTATATGTGTGTTTCTGCGGCATTATACACACAACGAAAGCAAAGAAAACCAAACCAAAAACGGAGGACAAAAGCCATGAAAAAGACCATTACAGAAGTTGAAACCGCAATCGAAAACCGCATCGCAGAGCTTGAAGAAGAATACGAGCTGGACATTTACGACCGCAACGACATCCGGGAAGAAGAATACCAGAAAGCCGGATGGCGGCACGACCCTTTCCCAGAGGAGCTTGAGGAAAAGGACGAAGAAGAGGAAGAGGATTGGCACTACCACAGCATGGAGGAACGACTGAACGAGGTCGGCATGAGCATGAGGGATTTCTTCTAAGGAATCCTCCAGAGGCTCCCCAGCAGAGGCTGGGGCTCTGCCTCGTATCTCCCATTTTGGTTTGGTATGATACACAAAACCGCTGCCAGATGTTTGTGTACATTATGGCGGCGGTTCTTCTTGCTATCGTTGCTTTATAGAGGTAATATACAGTAAACTGGAAGGGGGTTCTCATTCTTTTGAGGCCCCCATTTTCCGACTAATCGGCTTCGCCCTGCATTGCCTGATGCATCACCCTGCGGTTATACGCTCTGGCTTTCTTTTTCAGGTCCCTTTTCCATCTGCGGATGGTTACTGCCCTGCAGTGATTTCTCGACCATTCGTATTCATCCAGAATGTATCTGCCGC